GGGCTATAAGCGGGATGATGCTCGTTCTCGGATGCGTGGTGGGCCTAGGCTTCCTGAAACCCGCTGACTAGAACGAATCGCCTATAGGTGATGAGCGATATTCAAGCAGTTCCAGCCTATAGTTTGTACGGACAACCGGCAACTAATGCACGTTTGGCGCATATGGACGGGGCACGCATTGCGGCCCCGTCTGCGCCGTATGTGGGCAGAGGCAACAAGTGTACGGCCAACGATGATACTTGTGAGGGTATGCGTGCCAAGGGCACGCAATACTGTATGGGGCATTTGCGGTCGTTGAAGAAGAAGGGTGGTGTTGTCGATGGCGATGAGCAGGTTGACTCTAGCGCAGATTCGTGACAACGCCAGAGCGATCACAGAAACAGAGTCCGATGATGTGTCGGATGCTTTGTTGAATCTGTATATTCAGGACGGCTATAACCGTATTATTGATTTGGAACGTCGTTGGCCTCATTTGGAGGTGTCGTTCCAGTTTGATACGGTGGCGAATCAACGGTCGTATACGATCAATGATTACACGGATCACGATATCCGTGAGATTGTTTCTTTGGTTGATCAGGTGAATGTTCGGCTGGAGTGGATTTCGTATGATATGGCGGAGGACTATTATATTGGGGCTGCTGATGCTCCGGGCCGTCCGATGTTTGTGTCGTTTTGGGCTGACCAGTTGCATTTGTTTCCGCAGCCGTCGGGCGTGTATACGCTAAAGGTTCGTGCCTACAGGAATCCTACTGATTGGATTACCAGTGGTGGTACGGTGGATGGGCCTGATGGGTTTGATTTGCCGTTGGTGTATTATGCGGTGTCGCACATCTATCGGGCGCAGGAAGCGCCGCAGATGGCGGCAGAGTATGAGCGTGCATTCAATGATGGTGTGGCGTTTTTGCGTCGGGATATTATGAAGCCGGAATCATACTCGCCTGTGGTGCTTTCGTCTGGTGGACATAAGCATCGTTGGGGTTCGCTGGAATACTGATATGCGTGCCTTTGCCATTGAGGACTTTGCGGGCGGTTTGAATCTTCGGGCCGATGTGTTCAATTTGAACAGCAACGAATCACCTGATTTGTTGAATGTTGACATTGATCCCCGTGGCGGTGTGTTTCAACGTCGTGGTTTGCAACGGTGGGGTTCCGGTAATGTTGCCAGCATTTTGCCGCAGAACTGGGGGACTTCGCAGAACTTGTGGTTCTGGGAGTCTGACACGCCGCAGGTGTTGTTGTCGGCTAATGATACGGTGTATTATTCGGATGACGGGACGTTTGCTGACACGACTATCAGTACGGCTTCCAGCCCGTTTGGTGCGACGTTTGCTGGCTGGTCTGACGGGTCGGACGATGTTGCCTATGTTGCTTGTGGTTGCGGTTCTGGTTCACACAAGTGGGATGGCACAACCAAGACTGCGTTGACCGCTAATGGTTCTGGTGCGTGGCAGAATGATTTGTTGTCACCGACTACCGGTCATATGCCGCAGGCGCGGCATGTGACGTTTCATATTGATAGGAACTGGGTGGCGTATACCGGTGAGGATGGTACGTCATATCCGGATCGTGTCAGGTTCTCCCACCCGTTGTTCCCTGAGTCGTGGCGTGAGGATGACTATATTGATGTGGTGGGTGGTGGCCGTGGGATCACGGCTTTGGTGTCGTTCAATGGGCATATTGTCGTGTTCAAAGAACACGCCATCTATGCCATCTACGGTTACAGTGATGAAACTTTCCAAGTTGTAACGATCACCGAGGATATTGGTTGTGTCAGCCCCAGTGCTATAGCGGCCACAGAGACCGGGTTGTTCTTCTTTGATGGGCAGAACGGTTTGTTTGCCTACAATGGTCGCACTGTTGATTATATGTTTGAGCAGTTGCGTCCGTTGTTTGATGTCAATGAGTTCAATGATTCTGCGTTGGCTTCGGTTCGTGTGTCCGCTGTGGGTCGCAAGGTGTATGTGTCGTTGCCGACTGGTGTGTCTACCAGCACTGAGACTTACGGGATGATTGGTGTGAATTATCGTGACACCGGCATTCTTTATGCCGGTGGCGGTTTGACGTATGATGCGTTGGGTGTCATCTATGATGATTCGGATATCAAGTGGGATGGCGACACTCAGTCTAGTGATGTGACTTCGACGTATGTGTGGGATTCCACTTTGGGTAAGGATGGTGCTTGGACCAAGTATCAGATTGCTGATGGTTTCGGGTTGGGGTCTGGCACGTTCTTTGTTGATGCGAACAACAACTCTAAGGAGTTGTTTGTTCATCCGACTAAGCCGCAGGTTTTCTACTTTGACCGGACGTTGTATGCCGATAATGTGTTGGGTTATTCAACTCCGTTTTCTTCGTTTTATGTTACGTCGTGGCAGGATGCTGGTTCAGCGCACACAAAGAAGTTTTGGCGGCGTCCTGAGTTTGTGTTGAATCGTGAGTATTCTGCGTATGATTTGTCGGTTGCGGTGTATCGTGATTGGGATTCGTTGACGCTAAAGAGACAGTTTGATGTTCCTGCTGAGGGGTTTACTGGGACGGGTTCTCCGTCGCAGTGGGTGTCTGCGTTTGGTTCTGAGATTTCCCGTGGCAATAGTCTTGGGTTGGGGCGTGCTGTTCAACTGAAGATTAGTGGCCCTGAGTCTGCTACTTGGGGTGTGAATGGTGTGACGTTCAAGTATAATCCACGGGGTTATAAGCCGTGAGGCGGGACGAACCGTGGTTCGCCCCGCAACTCACCAGTTTGCGTGGCCCTGATCAGTTGCCGGTCCGCAACATTTTTTTGTCGTTGACCGAGTATTTGCGCCGATATTTCTCTAGCAATATTGGGCATTGGTTGGAGGTTGAGGGGACAACTAATGCTGATGGGGAGTTGACGTTTGCTCATGGGGCATCGTTTACTCCGTCTGTGGTGTTGATTACGGAACAGCATGTGACTGCCAGCACCCACAATGAGGGTGCGTTTCATATTGATTCGCATGATGATACGAATGTGACGATTCATTTTCTGGTATCAACTAGCGGTAATGATCGGGATAATACGGATGTCCATATTCATGTGCTGTGTTTACCGTAGCCTGTGGATAACTATAGAACGAACTAGGTATATGTGATGGCGCAATTTTCTTTTGCTGACACGAATTATGGGCTGGCTGAGGCTAGCGCACGCCGTCGTTCCCGTCAGGCAAACATTCAGAATCAGTTGGGTTTGTCGGATTTGGCTAGGCGCACTCAGCGCACGACCCGTGATGTGACGAAAGCCTATAGTCAGGCGGCACCGCAGCAGATCACCGGTTTTACCGGTAGGGGTTTGGGGCGTTCCGGCATTTTCCAGCGTGCGATGAAGGAGTTTGTGGGCGCCCAGCAGCAGCGGTTGGGTGATATTGCTGCGGAGCAGCAGGCTGGTCAAACCAAGTTGGAGTTGGAACGTCAGGCTGCTGCACAGGATTTGCAGGATTATTTGGATCAGTTGCAGTTGTCCCGTCAAAGCCAGATTTTGTCGGATGCTCAGGCTATTCGTTCTATGTCTCCGTTGATGGGGATGTTGTGAGGTTGCTATGGTTGCGTTGAGTCGGAATGTTCGTCGTCCTCCGTGGCAGATTGATAACGAAACGCAACGGACCATTCCGCAGCGTCCAGTTGGGCTATCGGCAACACCCACCAGCCCTGCAGCGTTGGAGCGGCAACGGACTGGCGGCACGCCGGGACGTTACACTAGCCCGTCCACTCGTCCGCCGACGGATCGTGGTATGTCTCGTCCTGCGCCACGCCAGATCGCACCATCCTTAGACAATGTGGATGCTTTTGCTGAGGCGTTGAAACGCCAGTATGGCGGGCAAACGCCGTCGTCTACTGGTTTGGGTGGGGCGATGTCGAATCTGTTTGCTGGAGGTCCGGGTTCCACCCAGTATGACCGTGGTTATTCCGGATGGTTGGAACGGTTTGATGCTGCCCGTGAAAACATTGCGCTGAACAACGCTATCGCTCAGGGTGTGCTGGGTGGAGATGGTGGTACCGGTGGTGCCGGTGATGGGGGTGGCGGCGGTGCCGCCTCCCCCGACTATACGGCTGCGTTGAATCTGTTGAATGAACGGCTGGCCGGTGTCGGCGCACGGTACGCCCCGATGTATGACCAGT